TGGGGGTACACAGAGGTGGCATGAATCACTCTGAAATCTGGCGGGAGCGGTACGAAGCCCTCCTTCGATGGGTCAAGAAAACTTCTCCCAACATCACTGAAGCAACACCCGAAGACTGGGAAGACTTCTGGTACAGTCCAGAGGCAAACGGCACATGGGGAATCGCAGAGGAGAAAGAAGTTTCTCCAGAACTTCAATTCCACTTGGATCGCATCAAGCATCTAGAGGAGGAAATCACAAAGTACAAGCAAGAAATTTCAATTCTCAAAATCTACCTAGAGGGCCGTGGTTATGACATCTGATCAACTTCGTGAACAACTCATCACTAATGTTGAAGAGTATTTCTGTGAGCGCATCACAGATTTATTTGATGATGAGCGTCCCAAAGATGCTGATAGTTTCTTCAAAGAGTTTGTTGTGAATGGTGCTGAACCAGAAGAGTGGGCGTTTATCAATGATCTTACCAATGTTCAGTGAGGGGATGGAGGTCGAGTATGACGGTGATTACGGTACGGTTGACTTTATACATACTCAATATATCACAATAAAGTTGCCAGGAAAAGAAGGCAGATCTAGTCCCAGACTGGTCATATTTCCACAATTTTTTGATAGAGTAAAAATTCTGAAAGACAGTGAAAAATGAAATTCATTGGATTACGATTAGATGCACATGGTGCTAATGTAACATACACGGATGGTCCTAAGATCAAATATTGTGAAATTGCAAGAGATTTGCAAATAAAGCACTTTGGATATCATAATGACATGACATCCTGGATGTACCTTCTAGACAGATGGGGGGTAAATCCTAAGGATATTGATGCTGTCTGCATTTCATTTGATCCACAAGTTCATCCAGAACTTGAACCAAATTATGAAATGTTAGCTGAGGTGATGGAGATACCAGTATTGGTTGAGTGTGGATTTGAATGTCCAATTTGGAGAATAGAACATCATCTGGCACATGCTCTTAGTTTATGGCCTCTGAATAAAGATATTAAACATCATTTTGTTTTTGATGGGTTTGGTGATGATTATGTAACTCATTCTAGATATACTATTACCGAAACAAAACACGGATATTCTTATCAAAAAGATAGATCATATCATAAAACTGAACTGGTAAGTTTGGGTGTTATCATGGCAGAAGTTGCCATGTCGATGAATATTTCTGGGATCATGGACGATCTGCCAGGCAAACTAATGGCCTTGAGAGGTATAATTAATCATTACAGTATAGAAAAACGAGAAAGAATTATTGATGCTTTATCACAACTTACAATACGTGATCTTGATAATGTTTGGGGAACTGGATGCTTTAGTAAACTAGATTTTGAAGACGCAGTGGACGCTGTTTCTGTTTCTCACCAAGCGACTGAAAATATATTTGCAAATTATTTTTCTACTGTATGTAAACGTAGATTTAAAGATCAAGACTGTATTGGATATAGTGGTGGAGTTGCTCTGAATACTGTTATCAACTCCAAAATTAAGAAAAAAATTCCTAATTTAATAATCCCACCACATACTAACGATACTGGAATTAGTCTGGGTTGTGTTGAACTCTTGAGACAACAATATAATCAGGAACCATTTGATAATACTGGATTTCCTTTCTGGCAAGATGATGAGGCTCCACCAAATGAACCAACTGATGAAACTATTAGAGAAGTCGCTGAAAATTTAGCAAACAATAATATTGTTGGTTGGTATCAGGGTCATGGTGAAATTGGACCTAGAGCATTAGGGCACAGAAGTATTTTGATGAATCCTTGCCATCCTGATGGGAAAGACTGGATTAATGAAAGAGTCAAGGATCGAGAATGGTATAGACCATTTGGTGCATCAGTGTTAGAAGAAGAAGTATCAGATTATTTTCATTGGCAGGGTCCATCAGAATATATGCTGTTTGTTATGGAGTTGAGGGAACCAGAAAAGTATCCTGCTATTTGCCACTACGATAATACATGTAGAGCACAAACTGTAAATGAATCAAATGGTGCATATTATAAATTAATAAAAGAGTTCCAAAAAATTACTGGAATTCCAATGCTATTGAATACATCTTTGAACAAGGGTGGAAAACCAATTGCCGCTAGAAAGGGAGATGCATATGATCTCTTCTTTAATACTGGTATGGATTCATTGGTATTTGGAAACAACATTATTTACAAGTAACGATTATGTCTAATGGAAACGCTTATGTTGATAGAGTCTGGTATTCAGTAATCTGGAAAGATACTGGAAAAAAATACTGCGACTGTGGATGGGAAATGGATGCACAAAGGATTGTCTCCAACCGACCACATCTTCTTACATATGTTCGTAACGATCACTATCTTTATGGACAAACTGTTGATGTTACTCCACAACCAGCACTTCCAACTAATGAAATTGTTGTGAACATGGACGGTGGTGTTGGTGGTTCGTGGGAAGAGAGGGAACTAGAACCAGCTACCATAAAAATAGAGGGGCAAGAATTGCCAATTCAGCAATCCCTACCCCAAAGTAATCAGAAACCTTTAGATCTTCAATAACCTAGAAGTTCATAGTCTTTTGCATAGTATTCTCTTACAAATCCTTCAAGAGATTCTGGAATTTTAGCAGTTTTCATTTCTTCTTCTTTTTGCAGATATCCCATATCACTTGCTTCAATTTGTAAAAGATCAACGACAGGTTCTCCATTAGATTCTAAAACTATGGGAATATCAAAGTTTGCTCTAAACCATTCAACGAAATTAAGATCAAAACCATCCTCAAATCTCCAGATCAGTTCATCTCCAACTAAAAACTCATGTTGTGGTGTTAACCAATTTCCCCAATAAGCAAATTTGGTTCTTGCTAAATGCATGAACTTGTCAAAGCCCTCTTTGGTTGAAACCATTTCAAGAACTTTATGAAAATCGTATGAGTTTGAAGTAAAGCAGCATGTTATACCAAGAGCTGAAATAAATCTTTGATATGGATCTCTAACTACAGCAAATCTGTGAGTGCAATTATCAAATTCCTCCATATTTTGGTATATTGCTTTATGTGCTGTTTTGATTCTAACACCATTATGTTCTTCCCATTGGAATTGTAAACAGTCTTCTGAATCGAGTTCAAAACTTGTGAATTCTGAATTTGGAGGCCAATGTTGAACTTCAAATTGTTCGACTTTAATTGCATGTGCCATCATTAGATTGGCAACAAATTTACCAGCACATCTTGGAATGTGAACATGATGAATCTTTTTGTCTTTAAATTTGATAATACTCATTTTTCCTGCTAAAATTCAAATAGTAATTCTTACTATATATCATTCATAGAGGTTAACTTTCTAAATGACTTTTACCGTCTATTCAAAGAACAATTGCCCATATTGCAGTAAAGTCAAAGATCTGTTTGACTTGACAGAACAACGTTACGTGATCTATACTCTTGATGTAGATTACACCAAAGAACAATTTTATGACGAATTTGGGGAGGGTAGCACATTCCCTCAAGTGACCACAGAAAAAACAAAAATAGGGGGCTGCAGTGAAACCATCAGATACCTCAGAGAGCAAAAAATCCTCTGAAATCCCTATAAATAGAGGCGTAGAACTAATTCTTAACGGAGTCAAAAAACCAAAGCAGTTACTTGATCTGGACTTTGCACAGAAGTTCAGATTTTTTAAAAAAGAATTATCGATTAAGTTTAAGTTTTCTTTTGATGTAAGAAAACAGAAAGTCTAGGAGAGGAACCATGTTAGCAGTCTCACTTGTTTTAGGATCATTCCTTATGATCGGTGCCTTTCTTACGGGATCTATTGTTGGATGGATTGTAAGAGAGAACGTAATATCATTCAATGTTCCTCAGGGGTTGCACCCAGAAATGTACGACGAAGATGGAGGAGTCCTTCCTGACCAACTAATCGCATTCCGCTTTGAAAACGGATTTATTGACGACGAAGAAGATTATGACTAAACTTGGAGTTTAATTATGGCAAAAAAATTACCACCCAATCCACTACAATCTGAAATTTTACAAGCTGTATCCAGCGCAAAAACCAAAGCGGCTAAGATTAGCTTACTGAAAGAGTATCGTAATCCCGCTTTGGTTTCTCTTCTCATTTGGAATTTTGATGAGTCTATTAAGAGTGCCATCCCAGAAGGTGATGTGCCATATACACCTAGCGACAAACCAATTGGTGATGGAGTCTCTAGACTTGTCAGTCAACAACGAATGTTCTATAATTTCGTTGAGGGTGGAAACGTAGATCTCACTCGTACCAGACGTGAAGCCTTGTTCATTGAATTACTTGAGTCTCTGCATAAAGAGGAGGCAGAACTTCTATGTTTAGTAAAGGATAAAGAAATTGGAAAAAAATATCGAATCACAAGAAACGTTGTTGCCGAAGCCTTCGAGGACATCGTATGGGGAAATCGCACCTGATTTCATGACTTGGACCGAGGAAGAAAAATCTCTAACTAAACAGAGATACGGATGTACAATCTTAATGACAGATTGTAGTCCATCTGATGCTAACGATAGAAGTCTTCCTACGGATGCATTCCTAGTAGAGTATCAAATTGACGGTGAGACTTTTTATGATATCACCAGAACTCAAAAAGAAGTCAAACTTTTTGATATGTACTATGATAAGTTTGGGAAGGGTTTTGTGAAGTTCTCATGGACAAAAGGAACAGTCAAACCTAAACTTTGGGGATACAAACCAAAGGAGGAGAAGAAAAAACGTTGAGGTTATGCTAAAATGTATGAGGAATTGAATTGCTTTGAGGAAGCTCTAAAGCATTTCGGTACAAGAGTTGAGGTTATCTGTGCCATGGAACTTGGTGGTAGAATCAATGCTGAGGATGCCTATCAGATGATCAAAGAAGAACTCAAAGCAGTGAAAAAATGTCGTAAACTTTTCAAGAATGAATCATGTTAAACTGATCTCTGTCACTCCTGATGCAGAGAAAAATATTGCATATTGTGCTCGTGTAAGCAACCCCAACAATCAAGAGAACGAAAAGATTGCTGGTCTTCTCAAATACTGCATCAATCATCAGCATTGGAGTA